ACTATTATGGCTTAGTGGGCCATGTTACGTTATGGGGAAAGCCTTCTTGTGCAGTGATGTCACGAAGAGCTTGACGATAGGTGGCCCATGCAGCTTGATCTATAGGGGCGTCCAGCACTTGCGTCCAATCTGTTTCAACAAGAAGCGCATTGCGCTCTGCTCTTACATCGTTCATTTTATTTGTAATAATATTTGCTTGATATTCAATTTCTCTATTATTCCAAATCTCCTCTTCTTCTTGAGTAAATGGAATTAAGCCAGTTGCTGTAGCACGATACCTTGCCATTTTTTACTCCTACGTTTTCTTTACGCCGTATAGACGAAAACTACCAGTTATATTTCCGGTAGAGCCATAAAGCGTTATGCCGCTAAGCACACTAGAATTGGGATTATATCCACAGCCAAAGTTATTAAACCAAGCTGATCCACCACCACCGCCGACAATGGTGCTTTGAAAAGATTTTCCGTCAGACCCAATATCCCTCAGGCGAACAACAAAAGTACAAAGTCCATATAATGTATTTGAAGCAGTATTAAAGCTCCAAGAACTTCCGCTACTGCCCAAATAAGTTGGCGATGACGAACGAAAATGAAAAGCACTAAATTGGTATCCACTGGTAACTGTAGTTGGAGATACTCCAGTATCTATTTGCGCCTGAAGTTGCCAATAATTACTAACACTAGCATTTCCATGTATTTCGTACTCATCGTAAGTTGATGTAATATATGTGTTTGAAAAATACACACTAGCTGCATTGCTTGGGTTTATTGTTGCAAGATAAATTAAAGACCCGCCACCCCCTACGTCAGCAAAACTTAAAGCTCCAGAGCCGTTAGTCTGCAAAACCTGACCATTTGTTCCGTCCGCCGCAGGCAATGTCAGCGTGTAACTTGCCGAGATGGTACCCGGAGCCTGAAGCGCGACGTACTCGCCACCTGTCGTGTCTTGCAGCCGCAGATCGCCAGTGCCAGTGATGTCAATTTGCGTTGCGACAATGCCGCCAGAGCCGTCGTAGATGACAGCTTTGCTGTTGGCGACTGTGCCAGCGGACGAGCCATCGAGCAAGTTGAGTTCTGTTGCATCTGATGTAACACCATCAAGAATATTCAACTCTGCCGTGCTTACAGTCACACCATCAAGAATATTCAACTCACTTGATGTAGCAGTCACACCATCAAGAATGTTCAACTCAGCAGTAGATGCCGTAACTCCATCTAGCACATTAATCTCTGCAGCAGATGCAGTAAGATCACTGATGTCTGCAACATTAAGAGTGCCATCAGCAAGCGGGTTGCCTGTGGATACAAAATTAGCTAGATCACGTGCTTTAGACATTGTGCTATCCTTTACTCAGGCTTAGTGGGCCACACTACATTATGGGGAAATTCAGCTTGTGATGTAATATCACGTAGAGCCTGACGATACACTGCCCATGCAGCTTTGTCTACAGGTGCATCATCTACCTGTGTCCAATCAGATTCAGCCAAGAGAGTGTTACGCTTATCTCTTGCAGCCTGCGCTGCTGCTGCATCTAGTGTAGCTTGATATGCAGCTTCATGTTGTGCTTTAGTGGTGACATTACCATTTTCATCTGTAGTGTCAGAGAACATGTCTGTTGCAGTGTAGCCAATCATCCAGTAGTTAGCGTAGACAGGAAGACCTACCTGCGACAAATCAATGTCACCCGTTACAGGATTACGTGCATCTTCGTTATTAGTGTAACGTATAATAGGGCGAGTAGGAAGAGTATCACGCACTATAGTTTGATAAGGACCACACTCAGGTTGAGGGCCTTCTACTACACCTATAATACCATACTTTTGTAGGACACCAGAAGTGATATTTTTAGGGAAAGATACATTGGGGTTGTCTTTACGGAGTTGCCCAATGGTGTAAGGGAATTGTGATATTTTCCCATCTTTGAGTTTCGCATACATGTTGTGTTCTCCTTGTTATGCGATGGCAAGATAGATGTAGCTTGCAGACGACACGTTCACGTTGGTTGCCGCCACCTGATTGACGATGAAGCCGCTGCTGTCGGGGTCGATGGTATCGTTTGTTGTTACCTCTGCTGCGGTTGTGTTCAAGCTTAGGTGCGGATCGTTGCCAGAGACAATGCCGCGAGCCGTGTCCCACACATACCAGTCGCCCGTGCTGTCCGTCCGCTTGATGATGACAAAACGCGCACCGCCCGTGAAGCCGCAGTTGATCGTTTGGCTTGTGCCGTTGCCAGTGTAGCTGCCGACCTTGCTCACCCCAGCAAGCGTGGCGAAGAGGTAGGCGATGTATGTGTTGCTTGATGTGTTATTGACCCTACTAGAATTGCCAAGAGTAAATTGACTGGCGGTTGGAGATGTATTATTCCACCACAGGCTGCTAGTTCCAGCCGCAGCGGTTGTATTGGGTATGAGGTATTTAGTATTGCCAAGTGAAGCATGGTAAGCAGCCCAATCTGTAATATAGTTTCTACCCTTTAAAATAATCATCTCAGGCGCAACGCCCAAGTTATGCGACACAGTGCGGCCTGCTACCCCATCCCCAGTATACGCCACCACATCGAAGAAGCCGGGGGCGCGGCGGAAGTTATAGTAGATAGAGTTATTTCCGCCGAATGGTGCAGATAACTTATATCCAACATTATCCCAGCCTCTTGTAACAGAAGCAGTTGCTTCTGCGTTAGTTAAGTCTGTTCTGAGATACCCACCATTCTGATCTGTTGCTACAGTGCTAACGCCTGTAAGCCTTGTCATAGCGTAAGGACCATTTGAACCTGTTCTGCTGTCTTTTAAAACTTGCCAATCAACAGGAAAGTCAGTTGTAATTTTAGTATCTGTCGCTGCTGTAGTTGCAACAGCACTAAACACCTCCGTCCCACTCGTCGGCTCACGCATCGGGCCACGGCGGATGGCGATGTAGATGTAGTTGCCGCCAGAGTCGTTAAATGAACCACTTGTGGTGGCCATTTGAAAGCCAGTGGGAGTGATCTTAAACCTCTCAGATGGCCCAGTCTCAGCGTCAGATGAATTTGCATCAAGGTAAACATCTGCTCCGCCTACAGGCATCCCCCTCATTGCATCAAACATAAACCAGTCATAACCCGCACCACCAGTATCAGTTCGCTTAATCATCACCCACTGAGGTTCCCACCCAAGGTCAATAACAGGGCCAGTAGTAGAGCCATTCCCTGTGTAACTCCCACACGCAATCAGCCCATCGCTGCCATCACCAGACGGCCCCAGCGGATCGTGGGCGAAGAGGTAGGCGACGTAGGAGCCGCCATTGTTGTTTACATCAGCGTTAATACCCAGTGTAAATTCAGTGGACGTAGGAGCCGTGTCGTTCCAAACATTGTTTAAATCTATTGTCGCAGCGGTGGAGTTTAATTGTAAGTAGTCTGTTTCAGGGCTTGCCGTATTTGAACGATGATACGTCAGCCAGTTTGTTACATCATTCAGTTGCTTAATTATAATGCATCCGGGTTCAACACCAAGATTGTGGGATACAGTACGACCAGCGACCCCATTCCCCGTATACGTCACCACATCAAAAAAGCGCGGGGCCTTGCGGAAGGTCCATGAGGCGTAGGTGGTGCCGTTTTGTCCAGAATATGTTGAAGTGCCCGGAACTGTAAAGCCAGAAGATGTAAATGCGCTAATCACGTTTGAGTTTGTGGCTTCAGCAACTGTAGCATTTGAATACAAAACTTTGTTTGATCCGCGAACAGTATCAATTTGTGTGTGGTCATACGCTTGATTGCGAGACTTCAACCAAACCAGCCCACCCTCACCAGCAAGGTCAATCCCATTGGTGATCGTGAGCGTTGCGCCTGTGCCCGTGTAGAGATATGTCGAGAATACGTCCTCAATATACGTCGGACCTTCCCAACTATTTGCAGCTTGAGACATTACAAGTTTACTATTACTCATTATGCCAACTCCGTCGCTGCTTGTTTACCATAATAGGTTGTACCGCCATCTGTCGTAATGAATGCGTACAGTTCCTTAGTGGCTGTAGCAGTAGGTGCTGTACCAGAAGGCCACTTCACGCTAGCAGGCCATGTGATTGCACTACCATCCCCGTTAATCTCTACAGTGAATGCACATGCTAGACCAGATGCAGGCGGATTAGTGAACGACACAGTGGTAGCACCA